TGCTCCTTGGTATACTCCTGCGGGTGTCATTACTCCACCTCCCTCATCGTCATCGTCATCATCGTTAGATAATGCTCGAAGAAATAACTCAAGTCCAACCAACACTCCAAATGGGTATAGAGTCCAGAGGATAATTGTGGATGGTTGAACTGAGTTGTCTGCTATAAGTTCCACTTATACAAAACCTGGTATAAGTTGACCTGTGGTTAGGTATGCACCTATCCCTGCAATGATGCCGATCATGGCAAGTCTGCCATTAAGTTTCTCGGCAACGATCTTTTCCTTTTCGATTTCCTTCATTAGAAAATACCTGGAATTACTTGTCCTGTAGTTGCGTATGCTCCTACTGCTGCAACGAAACCAAGCATTGCTGCCCATCCGTTAAATCTTTCTGCTTCTGGTGTCATTTGTTTGTACCTTTTTGTAATTGAATTAGAATAAACCTGGTGCTATCCATCCGAATAGTCCATAGTTGATAGTGCCGATTACTAAACCGAGCATTGCGAGACGACCATTAATCATCTCTGCGTTCTTCCAGTAATTGTTTTCCATTAGAAAACACCTGGTAGAATTTGTCCAGTGGTTGCGTATGCACCTAGCAGTGCTACGAATCCGATCATTGCCCAACGACCATTAACCTTCTCAGCATTCTGAGGGTAACCTTCGTATGAAGCACTCTCGTCAATGTATGGACGTGTTTCATTAGGGAAAGCGTTTTGTCTTCCACCTGATTCTGTCGTAACGGTCATTTTGTGCTTTGTTAAGAACTGTAACAATACTATATAGCAATTATTAAGTTTTGTCAAGCGGGGTGTGTCAGTTTTGTGACTGTCTTTCGATTTCTTAATGATTCCTATAGGTTTTCCTTATGTGTATAACATTATACAAAGTAAAAATTACTACATAATACAGGGTAAGTTGTATTCAAACAAATGAAAAAGTTTTTACCACTTATATTATTGGCAGGAGTTGGTTCCCCTGCATTTGCGGACATTACACATAGAATGTCGTCCAGTATACAGTTGCAGACTAACGCAGCAGCAACACAGGTCTCAAGAATCGGATCCACATACAGTGTTTCTGGATCTGGAGTATCTACAGACGTTGGTGGTGGTGGATCTGCTGACTTAAATGTTGGTGGTCTAGGCACACTAACTGATGGTGTAGGACAAGGTTCTATTGCTACTGCCACTCACACTGCAGGAAATGCGTTCAGCTTTAGTCAGTCATTTATTGAAGGTGACGCTATACAAACTACAGCACCAAGTTTAGGTTCAGTGAGTGCATACTCAGACCAGACATCTACTGGTGTAGGTAGTGGTACTGGTACAGGTACAGTCGCAACCTCTGGTGCGGTAACAGCAGTTGGTGGTGGAAGTGGTACTGTAACTACAGGTCAGTTCGTAACTGAATTATTGATCGACTAATAACGATGTTTAAAAGGGGCATACATATAGTATATGCTATAGGTGTAGTAAGTGCTGCACCTTTATATGCAGTGCCTGTGGTCCCCAATTTTACACAAGGCTCGATGACTTCTACGACGACGCAAACGATCACGACCAGTGAGACCATAAATTCGATGGATTATGCGACAGGCTGGACGTACTCGGTAACGGGTCATGGCGTAGAAGTAGAAGAGGGAACTACAATATCACCTGATGTGATATCAACTCATTCAAATACCGTAGACGGTGTGACATCAACATGGACAGGATTAGATTTAAACGCAAACGACAAACCAAACTGGAGGCAGACCCAACCAGGAAACAGTTTCAGTTTCACAGAGCATTATTCAGGACCAGGTCTACAGACCCACACAATAATACAAAGAGAAACCACCGTCCAAAGTGTCACAGAATCAACGTCAATATTCTCAAATTGATTTCTGCATTATCTTTATCTACATGTATACCAGTATATGCGACAGATGTAGGTGGTGTATCGGCAACTGCAAATCCTGTCGCGAATAGTTCAGGCTCAGTTACCAACCAGGCAATACAAGTTTTACAAGGACCGTATATAACAAACACATATGGAGATGGCATACAATGCCAAGGTGCTACCGCCAACTTCACACCGTACATCACCAGAACAGGAACATGGCAAGATCCTTACGAAGATATCTTCCTCGATCCTGTATACAACAACGCAGATAATAATGATGACAATATACCAGACAATCCTGGTGAAATATTATACTATATTCCTACCAGAACAGGTCAGAAATCTACACAGAATATAAACATAGGATTTAGTGCTACGTTCTCCATACCATTGGATAAGAAAGCAATGGAGCAGTGTAAGCAATCAGTTGATCTACACAATGAGTATCGTGCTCAGGTTATAGCGAACAAGAGACTTGACTTTGAGATAGCTAGATTAAAAAATTGTGGAGAGATGAAAAAAGCTGGTATAGTTTTCCATCCAAACTCTCCTTACTATGCAGTATGTGCAGACGTAATGCTTATAAATCCACCTGGCGTAGTAGGTGATCACACACATAAGATCACACCTAATAAAATAATTCACAACAGGAACAATCCAAAACCAAATGGAAATGCTGATGATCTAAAAACTATATCTATAGGTAACTAACGTTTTATAGGAGGTAGTCCCTTCTTCTTACGATACTCATCCGTTATAATATCTTGACGAGTGGGTTTCGTAATTTTTTTGCCTATTTTTTTCTGAGCAGTTGTAATTATTTTCTTTACTACAGGTCGTATGATTCTAATCAGTAATGGTGTAGCAGCAGCACCCGCTGTTGCAACCACTGCCAGTGCGGTCACCGTTGTCACCTGATTTATAGATGGTACATACTTCTCCACTGGTGAGGTAGGCTCATACAATGTCACACAGGTCTGACCATCTTTACTTAGTTCATGACCTACAACTTTCTCATCACCTGACTGTGTTACGTCACCGACTCTTAGTTGAGCAGGACCTGGACATGGCACGTTTTGTGTAAGATCTCCAGTGTTAGGTGTCTCTGGAGTAGGTGGATCTGGTGGTGGATCTACTTTTGGTGGTGGAACTTCTCTGTATATGTTCAGATCTTCTGGTGTATAATCCATTGCATCATATGTTGGATAGTCTGCATCACAAAGCACCTTAACTCCTTGGGAGTCTTCCTCCTTTAGATTAGGTTGCTCTCTATTTTTCTTTGCGTCAGGATGATACTTTACACAACCTGGCATGTCAACAATAGGCACACCAATATTAACTACCACTGGTGGTGGTTGATACACTGGAACTGTGCTTGTTATATTTGGTATTGCTATTTCGTTTACACCTACCTTTTGAATACCTATGTTAGGTATGCTGATAACATCGTCCATGCTATCTCCACTTGCTTAATGCCTTAGTCTCTATTAGTTTTAACGTCTCTAGTTCGTCACTCTCATCTGGTTGTGTATGATGTGTGACTTCTCTTAATGTCTTTAAGTATTCTAAAACATGCTCTCGGATTTCCATCAACTCATCAAAGCACCCTTGGTTGTGAGCACATGCTCTCAACTTATGGTTAGGTTCCAACACCGACTCTTGGAATAGAGTCAGTGCTCGATCATACTTGATAGCAGGGGTCTCTTCGCCTATCATAGTTTTGGAACTGTAGGTAACGCAGGACCTGTAAGATCAGGAATACTTTCCATGATACCACCACCGATAGATGGCATAACTGCATCCATAACTTTTTCTTTTACACCATCAATGATGGCATCCTTTCTGATGAACACATATCCACCAAGACCAACTACACCAAGTGCTACTACACCTGAGAAGATGGCGATTCCGTTAATAATTTTTTGCATGATTACTTTGTGTCTGGGACAATTTTTACAGGACCTGATTCGATCCTAATGGTTTGTGCGGGAGCAGTCTCTGATGCCTTAGCAATAAGAAACTCCATATCCTTTTTAGATATGTTAGCACTGCTGTCAGGATCACCTGGTTTTTTCTTTTTACCTCCAGTCTGGACGCCAAAGGTAGCTAAAGTTCCTGTGAACACAGAAGCTATGAAGGTCGGATCAATTTTTTCTCCTGCATCATAACCTGGTATTTTAACGTAGTTTAAAGTTAAAATTCCTGCTGACCATACGAGAACGATCACTCTGATGAGTGTCGCTAAGTACATCAGTTGTTCTTCTTTGTCTTCCGCAGCTTCTTTAAGTTTACCTAGAGGACCTTTCGGTTTCTCTTTTACTTCTGCCATAGTATAAAGTTATTCTGTTTTATATATACACGTCTAACTTATAGAATCTATAAAAACTTTACGATATCCTTTTACTCCTTCCCAATCTTCGTTGAGTGCAGCATTTATATAGTCCATGAATTTACTGGTGTCATGTCCTGTTGCTTCCATCTTTGCCATAGTGGATGATATGGAACAACCACCAAACACTGTCTCATATTTGCTTGCTGTCTTTTTACTAAAGTTTGTCATGTATGACTTGTCATAGTTGTATAGCATGTTGAATATACCAGAAGTCTGGTTATATATTTTACCGTCCATTACAACTTGTTGAGCACCCCACTTAGAACTATTCTTTCCCTCTGTAGGTACAAAAGATGATGTAAATTTAGTTACATCATTCAAAGCATTGATAACTTGTATTGGTTTTGCTACAAATATAAGAGTCTTCTCAACAGATTTTATATTAATTACTTTGTCCGTTAGATTCCATTGTGGTAATGTATCTGCACCAAAAAATTTTGTTGTGCTGTAGTCACTTACATCATCATAGAACACGGTTGTTCCTGCTATTAATGCAACAGGCAAGTTGGTTCTTTTTACAATCTCATAATGTAGTTGTGATCTCTTTACAGACTTGACATGATGTATTAATTTATGACCACCACTTGCTACCCATTCCTTTACAAAGTCAAAACCGTGACTGCCTATGCAATGCACGGTTGCTTTTGTGTCTGGGAACCCAGTACTAAATGTTTTTAATGCTGTAACTGATGTAGGGATAGAGTTACTATCCTCTGCATTAACAATTATCTGTGGTGACCAGTCCATTATACAAAATAGTTTTTAACTATTTAGACAGCGGGTTCATAAGATACACTGTCACCTTTTCTAGGATATGCTGCGACCTCTGGATCTGGGTCTAACCATTTGACATACTCTGGGTCTTCAATACAACAATCTAGTTGTGCTGCTGAGTCAAGATAATACATGTCGTAGTATCTCTTCTGTATGTCATTGAACTTCTGTATTCTGAAGTCAGGAGCACCATTGTTTTCTAGCAAACCCTTTTGTACAAATCTGTATGGGTATCTCTCTAGAATTACTTCTGTTTTAGCACGCATCGTCGTGGTCTCTGAGGTAGTCATAATTTAGATCGTTTGGATTCTGTGGAACTACTAGTATTTTAGCACCGTCAGGTTTTTCTACAAGAACCACTGTGCCACTTTCTGCTTTGTCACAGTAGTAGTCTTTGCGATCTTCAAA